GGGCCACGAGTACCTGATCGAGCAGGTGCAGCACACCGGCGGTGACACGTGCTCGTCCGCCACCGAGAGCTCCCCGGCCCTGGTGCGCCTGTCCTTCAACCACCCGGTGAAGGAGCTGGTGTGGTGCTACTCGAACCCGTCCGCCACCACCACGATGTCCGCCACCTCCAACCTGAACGCCATGTGGAACTTCTCCACGCAGACGGCGAACGTGAACGTGACCGTGAACCCGGCCAACTACATCACGTCCAACAACTTCATCCTGCCCCACGTGGCTGGCTGCCCCCACCTGTACTCCAACGGCTCCACGACCGCGGTGGCTGGCTCCAACTCCTTCTGGATTGAGGAGGGCCCTCGCCTGGGCGGCACCACCGAGGTGGGCCCGCTGTTCCAGTTCAAGCTGGTGCTGAACGGCCAGGACCGCTTCGCGGCCCAGTCTGGCAAGTACTTCAACCAGTACCAGCCGTACCAGTACCACTCGGGCACCCCCTACCCGGGTGTGTACGTGTACTCCTTCGCGCTGAAGCCGGAGGAGCACCAGCCCACCGGCACGTGCAACTTCTCGCGCATCGACAACGCTCAGGTGTCGGTGAACCTGAAGGGCACCTTCAACTGCGCCACCCTGCAGAAGCTGTTCGCCATCAACTACAACATCCTGCGCATCCAGTCTGGTATGGGCGGCCTGGCGTTCGCGAACTAAATGTTTTAAAAATTCTTTTTGGGATGAAGGAAAGCTCAGTGCTCTCCAGACCAGGCCTTCGGGCCCAAGAGTGATACACGACTCCTGGGACCGAAAAAAATATATGAAATAAAGTAATTATGTTGAAGCGCCTCGCGATCGTTGCACTACTCATCGTTGTTTTGTTCCTCGTGCGGAACCGCAACGGATCTGGGTTCAATGGTATGGTGCCAGCTGGATATAACCCCACAACCAGAACTTTCTCTTGTTCAGGAAATTCGGTCCTTAGCGGGAATATGTGCTTTCCGCCCTCCGCCGCACCCAAGCCGGTTGCACCCAAGCCGGTTGCGCCCGCGCCGGCTGCACCCGATTATCGCCCAGCTCGTCAGGCTATGGGATGCCCATATGGGAAGAAGAAATCGAAAAGAGGTTCGTTTTGCATAGAAGCCAATTCGACTGACGATAGAACAAATACAATAAGGTCAGGGACGGGACTGAGCGCGACATACAGTTGCCCATCGGGCACTTACCCAGCACAGGCTGGCCTTACGGGAGCTACCACAAAGTGCTGGCCAAATGAGACGCCCGTTCAGATCGTCTTCACCTGCCCGGACAAGAATTATCCCAAGCTCATTGAAAATAAATGCTTCAGATCATGAAGCGAGACGCAACTAGTTTTATTTTGTATAATTAAATGTGGAAGTTGGCGATGATTGTGGTGCCGAATCCTACCGCGTCCCCCAAGTGGGTCTAGCGATTCTGAACGGTCCAATTCGATTTCTCTGAACCAAAATGCTTTTCGATAGACGCTGCGCACGCCCACGGATCAAAGTGTGGCGAGCAACAAAACACGTCAAGGTACACCTTGCCGTTTTCAGGGTATGTGTGCGCACTGAAGTGACTCTCAGCGAGCACAAGCACCCCGGTAACACCCACGGGATCAAACTGATGAAAGGCGCACGACACGACTGTGAAATCGCAGTCGGTCGCAACCTTGTCCATCTTCTCCTGAAGGTCCGAGATGTACTCGATGACCGAACCTTCAATGTATCCCAAGAGGTGCTTCATTTGAATTAACAGTTTCTAAACTTTTTATCTGAATCCAGCCTGGAAAGAAGCGTACATCAGGGTTAGCGCCCCCACCATATACGCACTGCCTATACCCACATTGGGCAGGTCCTGGTCAGGCTGAGCAGTTGCAGCCTGGTAGACGGTGGAAATGCCAAGCGCCAAGAAAAGGAGGGCGATGACAAACCCCATGATGGTTGTCGCATCAAACTCTCCCATTTATTATTCTCATACAAAATTAATGAACTTCGATACGCTCACGGCTGCACACAAGTTGGCGTACACGAGAAGACTTGATAAACTTGTGGAAATGTTGGAGGCGCGCAAGCCGCCTACCATCGTGGCCCTGGTTGCACTGGGTATGGAACTCGTAGAGGGTTCACCGGTTGCTGATAAAAAGAAGCTGCTCATTGAAGCCCTGAGCCTCGTGAATGTGAAATTTGATAGAGAACATATTGAGGAAATAATTGAATTGGCCGTGCGAGCCTCCAAAGGGTTGCTCATAAATTTGCCAAAAAAGAAAAAGAATTGTTTTACTGGTTCTTCATAACCGAGAACCAGAAGTACAGCAAGAACGCACCAAGGAAGGTGGTCAGTGCAGACTTGATGTTGACAGACGGCACCGTGCGCCGCCCTGGGTCAAGCCAGTCCTGTGTCGCCGAAAGAATAAGAGTCACGCCAGCAACCACCATAAGCGTCTTCTGGAGAAAAGCCAGATTGCCACCCATTTACTATTTAAAAGGAAAAAAACTTTTCAAGTAATGAACTACGCCGAGTTGGAAGACATTCCGGCACCGCTTCTTTATATTCCTTACAAAGAGTTTGAGGTTCCTGAGGAGTGGAATATGTTCAAGGCGGAGCTCGATTTGCACCGAGCCGATGCGGTCGAGACGGCCCGTGAGCTCGCTGAAACGCGCGCTTGTGTGGATGAGCTATATGATAAAATAGCCTGCCTGCGGCTTATGAACGATAAGCTCGAACCCGACCCTGAATGGTACGCAAAGTTTTCTGAACTTATTTTTGAATATGAAAAGAGCACAGGATTGAGTGAGCTCGTTTCCAAGTGTTCGGAGCTTTCTGCAAAGGTCACCGCCTTGCGCAAAATTCTCGACCCGCCACGTGATCCCCAGATTTGCAGTATATGTATGAACGACCCTGTGAACGAGTTTATCGACCCGTGCGGACACACGTTTTGCTCGGAGTGTCTTCACAGGGCAAGGGGTGGGGGGACCTGTCCGACGTGCCGGACACGTGTACAAAATGTTCGGAAACTGTTTTTCAACTAAAAGCAGTGGGCTCTGGAATGCCAAGATGGAGTCGCCGTGCAAGTGTGAGGAGGAGCCTTCATTCGTGAAGGTACAGGGATCAGATATTTACTTTCACTGTGATGTGTGTGAGGAGTCGGTTCTGGAGCTCAATATGAAGCTGAAGAAGCTCGAGAAGGACCTGCGGATCAAGTACATCGATCTAGGGCTTGGCGCGCGTCCCGAGATTCGCATCTGGATTCGCAGCGACGGCGGTGATATTCACGCAGGCCTGAGCGCGATGGATTGCATCCGGTCCGTGCGAGGCGCCAAGGTGCGCACCATCGCCGACGGTGTGTGCTCCTCGGCAGCCACCTTCATCCTACTCGGAGGCCGGACCCGCCATATGACTGAAAACTCATACATTCTGATCCACCAGCTCAATATGGATGGGACGTGGGGCAAGTTCGAGGACTTCAAGGACCAGATGGCCAATCTCGAGCAGTTTATGGAAAGGTTCAAGACCATCTACAAGCGAGAGACAACCATTCCGGAACGGAAGCTCAAAAAGATCCTCAAACGAGATGTCTATATGGACGCGACAACTTGTTTGGAATGGAGGGTAATTGATTCAGTCTGGTAGAGGCTTAAAGGAATGGAACTATTGTATATTGGGTGAGGAGACCCCGTCTGATCTTAACTCAGTTGGTAGAGTGGAGGACTGTAGTTCCTTAAGTCACTGGTTCAAATCCGGTAGGTCAGAAGTATCAGTGTCCGAGTGGTCCAAGGAGGCAGACTCAAGTTCTGCTAGCGTAAGCTGCGTGGGTTCGAAACCCACCTGATACATTATGATGCTCTCATAGCATAGTGGTAATGCGCTTGTTTAGTAAGCAAGAGATCCTGAGTTCAAACCTCAGTGAGAGCACACGACCCGAGCAAGTCGTTAAACTACTCGAAATTCCTCTATAACTCAGTTGGTAGAGTGTCAGGCTGTTAACCTGAATGTCGCAGGTTCGAAACCTGCTGGAGGAGCTTCTCAAATTCACAGATTCTTAACCTTTTTCTGTAAATTTGACTGGAAAAACATAAATATAAACACCATTATCGGAAGACTGCGCAACTCGGTGAGCTTGTGATGATCATAGCCGTAAAGGCCATCCAAAGGAAACGGAATCTTCTTTATCAAGGAGCGTGCAAAGTACACGATGACGCCTATGAGGCCAAACTGAAGAGTCACTTCGAGCAGGCGGTGCACTCTGCTCTTTCGCATATCAGGCTCTCCAAAGACGCGGTCCAAGGCGCTCGAAAAGACGTACGCAAACAGGAAGCACAAGGCCGCCACGAAGCCGACGTCTACAACTCTTATCAGTTCAATCATTTACCTTTTGCAATATTATTTAAAGGACTGGGTCTCTTGTTGAATGGTCCAGTAGCTCAGTGGATAGAGCATCAGCCTTCTAAGCTGAGTGTCGTGGGTTCGATACCCACCTGGATCGCTCGCTCTTTTAGCTCAGTTGGTTTAGAGCATTGGTCTTATGAGCCAAAGGTCACGGGTTCGATCCCCGTAAAGAGCATTTAAAACTTTTCCGCATTAATCAATAAACTATGGATTTCCTGAGATTTCACCCAGATGGCAAGTATCTGTATATCGAGATCCTTGCCAATGAGTATATCAAGCTCCAGCCCGATACTGCGGATGGTGCAGCCAAGATTGCAGCCGACCTCAGGCCCATCCTGAATGACGTGGAGCGGTTTATGGAGACCAACTCTATGAAAGAGGTGACCATCATCAATCTCAAGGGTGTGAACCTCAACGACGTGAACGTCAAGGCGGCTATGAGCCTTGTCACACTTCTGCATAACGAGCGACCGGCTATGAAGTACCTTGTGAGCATCGAGATTCGCGAGGCGAACGACGTGTTCGAAATGATGTACAACACGTTCAAGATTGGTCTGCCTTCTGCGGTTCGTAAAATCGTCAAACTTGTAAAGTCTTGACGTCAGTCGGCGCCTCGTTCCAAAATGTCCTAGGGTTTTCTTTCCATAAATCAAAAAACTCGGCGTTCTTTTCGCGGATCGGCTCGGTCTCGTCCACGAACAGAACTCCCGTCGGCTTCGTGGTGCACAGGACCGGCTGGACCGCCTTGAGCTCTGGTGTGTACAGGCACGCCACCTCGTACCCTATATCATAGTTGGCACCCTCGTGCACGACCCAGTAGTGCTCGCAACACTCGGTGCCGTAGATGGCCCAACCCCTGACCATCTCCCCACCCTTCAGAGTCTTTATCAAGAGGGCACAGTGATGAACAACCGTGCCAGAAACCTTGCGAAGCTTCAGGCGCTTTGCAAGTCTGTCCATTGATATTGTGTATAGGTATATTGTGGACTGGTGGCACGCACTGGCCACCCCGGCCGCCCGCTTAAAAAAAAGAAGTGAAATAATAGTATGGAGGAGATTCTGGTGCAAACCACGGATCGCTTCACAACCTTTCCTATCCGGTACCCGGATCTATGGGCACTGTATAAGAAAGCTGTTGGATCTTTTTGGACCGCCGAAGAGATTGATCTCGGAGGCGACCTCAAGGACTGGGTGCGCCTCAAGCCAGAGGAACAACATTTCATCAAAACAATTCTTGCATTTTTCGCGTCGAGTGATGGCATCGTGATGGAGAACATCGACTTGAACTTTGGAACGGAGGTGCAGATTGCGGAAGCGCGCTCGTTCTACGCCTACCAGGGATTCAATGAGGCTATCCACGGAGAAACGTATTCACTTATGATTGATAAACTCGTCCAAGACAAGGCTGAAAAGGATGACCTGTTCAGAGCCATTGAGACTGTACCGGCTGTAAAACGCAAGGCGGAGTGGGCGCTCGCGTGGCTGGATCGATCCGCGCCATTCGCGCAACGCCTCGTGGCGTTTGCGTGTATGGAAGGCATCTTCTTCTCAGGGTCGTTCTGCGCCATCTTCTGGCTCAAGAAGCGTGGTCTGATGCCCGGCCTTTCGTTCAGCAACGAGCTCATCAGCAGGGACGAGGGGCTGCACCTAGACTTTGCGGTGGCGCTCTTTCAACACCTGAAACGCAAGCCGAGTCAGGAGGTTATTCATAAGATGGTAGAGAGTGCAGTGACGATCGAGGAGGGCTTCATCACGGAAGCGCTCCCGTGCCGCCTGATTGGAATGGATGCAGATCAGATGAAGCAGTACATCCGGTACGTTGCCGACCGGATGCTGAAACAGCTGGGTTACGAGCCTCTTTTTGGTGCCGAAAACCCCTTTGCGTGGATGGAAACCATCTCGCTCGAGGGAAAGACTAATTTTTTCGAAAAGCGTGTTGGCGATTACTCAAAACGTATGGTTGAGGAGGGCGATGCTGTGCGGTTTGATGAGGAGTTCTAGAAGGCGACATCCTTGATATTCATAAAGCCAAGGCCATCGCCTGATTCTGGGTAAACAACATGGCTCCCCTCGTGCTTGGAGGCCGTCTTCGTGTGCCGACCGCTGCCGTAGAAGGACACGCGCTTCATAGCCATACCCACAACAAAAATGAACACCAGAGAGTGCAGAAGGACACCCATCTGGGTGGGCAGACCGTACGAGTTGGCCACCCAGTTGCCCAGAATGCGAGCAACAAACTTGAAAGTCTCGGGGTTGGCGAAGATGAAGAAGGCAATCAGAGGGATCAACCAGTTGCTGAGGCGCGCCATTTATATTATGTTAATATTTTTTTTAAAAACCGACCTTGAGGCTTGCCAGGTTCTGCAAAAGGGTTTTAGCCATATTAGGGTTTTGTAGGGCAGTAGCCACACGAGCGTTACCGCCAAATATTCTTACTAATTTGTTTGCTGAATTGGGTGGAACGATGCCCTGACCGGCCACGTGCTCAAGAGCCAGTTTGAGTTTGTTCTGTGCCATTTTAGTTGCACCAGACTGGGCCGCCTTGAGTGCTGTATTGGCCTTATTAACAGCGGGTTTCAATAGAGTAGCTTTATTAACGGCTTGTTTTGCGGCCTGGGTGGCGTTGAATGCCGCTGCGCGAGCGGCAGCCTTTTGTGCAGCGTTTTCAACCGAATTGATTGCCCTCTTCTTCAAGAGCGCCTCCCCTTGTTTCTTTCTGGCAACCTCTGTTGCTGTATTCCACGCCTGTTTGGCTTTTGAAAGAGAGTTCTGGGCCGCCTTGAACTTCTGGACTTGGCTCATAATTGATTCTATACCTAGAACCGACGCTGCAATCGCAAGGCCCATCTTTTGTCCCTTGACCGTCTTTATATTGTATTGCTTGGCGGCGGCATTTGGATCGAATGTGCCATTTATGATTTGTTGTCTTATTTTATTCTTATATTGTGCTACATTTGCGTAGTTGACGGTGCCAATAGCCGCCTGCTGACGCGTATACAGCTCCACCGCTGTATTAACCTTGCGGTTTATATTCGATTTGGAGCCCACCTTGGCCTTGGCATTTTCAACAGCAGCCTGCGTTTTTACAGCCACCTCGGCCGCGATAATCTGCTCAACTTCTTTGGGAGATCTAACTTTGCCACTGGCTTGGAGGGCCTTCCCTATGTTCGACCAGACGCGTTCCGCAATAGCCGGCGTCGCAATATCAACAAGCGCCTTGACCTCTGGATTATTCTTAGTTAATGATTTCACAAAACCAGCCGTCAAATCAAGCGCAAGCTGTTTTGAGGCCAGACGCCCTTTGGCTCTCTGCAACACGGCGCCGAAATTTTTGGGTTTACCATTTGGGCTCGGGATAATAAGTGTCTGGAACGCGTTCTGAGCAAAAGCCTTCAACTCCTGTGTAACGATAGGTCCTAGTGCACCCATTAGCTTCGTGAGACCTGTACGCTGAGCAACGGTCATACCCGCCCAGGCGACGCCACCGACCGCGCCCTTCACAGCTCCGATGCCGAGACCGGCCACGCCCTTCACAGCGCCGATGCCGAGACCGGCCACGCCCTTCACAGCGCCACCAAGCGCACTAGCTAACCCCTTGCCTCTGTTTATACTATTTAGTTTTTTGATTCTTGACACAAAGTTGTCGTTAGTGTATTTTCTCACATTAAGCATATTTCTTACACTAATGGGCGTAGTCGGCGCGTTTGCATACATCAACTTATTGGATCCAAAAATCTTCGCTCTGGTTCCCTTCATATTATTCGTGTTGGGATTGAACAACAACATAAGAATAATAATTCTAATAGTTTCGTTTTGAAGTCGAGTAAGTTTGAGGGTCTTATCTTTCAAAAGCGAAAGCCAATCGAACCTGTCCATCGGCACCATTGACGTTGTGCGATTGTTACTGTTATTTCTCAATGTGTAACCACCACGCTTCAAAATTCGCCACGCAGCCTCATTAGGCGAAAGTGCATTTTCTCCCTCCAATGATCTTAGTATAGTCCACACAGCATCATTCACTTTACTAATTCTTTGCTCCAGGGTTCCGGTTTTGGGAAATCTATATGTGAATAATTTCGCCATTCTGTTTGCGTTTTTGGCGTTTATTGATGGAATATTGTTGTTATTGGGGACGCTGATGTTGTTATTATTGGTATTGGCGCCAGTGGCTGGCTTAGGCGTGGTGTTGTTTGCCTCGGTCTCCGCCGTGAGTCTTTGCCATCTTTTGACGGCAACGAGCTGACGATTCAAGACCGCCTTTGCATTAGCTGCAGCCCTCTGTTCGCGCAGCCGCGTAGCCTCGTTCGTCGCCTCCGCCGCCCGCCGCTCTGCATTATCAAGAGCCGCCTTCGCAGTGTTAACCGCAGCTTGCCGGTTAGCAAGTGCAGCATTAGTCTGAGTTCTAAGTGCGGCCATCGCGGCGTTCTTCTCCTGTACGGTGGCGGTGTGACCGGCCTGCATTGTTGCGAGCTCCTGCGCCGCCTGCGCCGCCTGCGCCTCGGCCGCAGCAGCGCGAGCCGCTGCAGACGCTATATTCGCAGCAGCCCGTCGAGTCGCATTATTACTGGCCGCCGCAGCCGCGCGCGCAGCACTCGCCTCCGCCGCAGCCGCGCGCGCCCGTGCGTTGGCCTCCGCCGCCTCCTTTTTGGTATTATTGACATTCTTCTTTAGGATCGCATTCGCTGCATTTCGGTTAGCGGCGATGACATTCTTATTATTGGGCTGCAGTGCCAAAAGAGCAGTTGACGCATTATAAAGAGCACGAGCCTTGTTCACAATTTTATTGGTATTAAATGCGGCTTTGGTGGAGTTGTAAGCGGCCCGAGCGGCATTCGTTAGACCCTTGGCTTTTTTATTCGCCTCTTCACGGGCCTTTATGGCGTTCGCTTTGGCGTTCTTTTCACGCAGAAGAGCCTCTTGGAGACCCGCCCCAGTCCGTTTGGCATTCTCAACATTTTTCTCCGCCTCTGCCAATTTAACTTGGGCTGCCGCCTCCTTTTGCTCGGCCTCTGCCCGAGTCGCCGCCACCTGAGCCAGAGCCTGAGCTTTGTTCGCTTCGGCGATGGCGGCGGTTCCGCGAGCTGCGTTAGCGTTGGCCTTTGCGTTGGCAAGCGCCTGTGCAGCCGCAGCCGCTGCACCAGAGGCAGCTGCACTGGCGGCGTTCGCTGCCATCTGAAGATTCGCAAGTGTTTGGAGGGCGGTCGCCTTCTCTGCATTGCTTGCATTTGCACGCGATGCAGCTGCTGCCGCCTGCTCCTTTGCCAAGCGCGCTTCTTCACGGGCCGCAGCCGTCTCTGCGGCCTTTGCCGCTGCATTTGCCACCGCTGCGCCCTCTGATCCGCGAGCCGCATTTGCATTGGCTCGGGCGTTTCTAGCCTCACGTCTCGCTACATTGGCATTGGCTCGGGCTGTACTCACTGCGTTCTTGATGACGGCGTTGGCATTGGCTCGAACGGCTCGGACGTTCGCGTTATTACCGAACGCGAGGAGCGTTGATGAAGTCGCCAATACGTTATGGGCCGTATTGGGATTTTTGTTATTGTTAAATAACACTTTAGCCGCATTATAAGCGGCTCGTGCGGCACTCTTGTTTGCAGTACTCTTGGTCTCGAGCGCCGCCGCCTTGTTGTTCGCCGCCTTCTGTGCCGCCTTGGCCGCGACCGCTTCGTTTTGGGCCTCTTGCAATGACCGCAAAGCCGCGTTCTTGGCCGCAGCGTTCGCACCAGCTCTCGATAGCGCATTGGCTGCCGCAGCTCTGTTAGCCGCCGCCTCCGCAGTCTTCTGCGCCGCATTGGCCTGTGCCGCCGCCACCGCATTAGCAGCCTGGGCCGCTATTCTGTTTTTGTTGGCCGCCGCGACCTGTGCAGCAGTTGTGGCTGCCGCTGCCGCCGCCGCAGCCGCCACTGATGCAGCTTCTGCTACGGTCTTGTTGGCCGCCGCCTGAGCCGCCGCAGCCAGAGCCACGTTGCGTTCACGGTTCGCAGTGGCCCTGAGGTTATTCGCAGCAGCCTTTTCATTCTCGGCGGTGGTGGCGCGAAGAGCCGCAGCAGCAGCAGCGTTCGTAGCCGCGGTGGCCTGAGCCAAGGCGGCGTTCTTGTTGTTTCTAATCTTTCTTATATAGTTAGTGGCCTCCTGAAGCGCTCTTGTTGCATTGGCGTTCCCAGGGGCTGACTTGAGTCTTTTGTTAGCCGCCGCTTTGAGATTAACCGCCTTGTTAATGTTCTTCACCTGATTCCAATTCGCCAACTTGGCGGTGAAATTGACTTGGCGTGCCGCAGCCTTGGCGAGTTTGGACGAGGCTGCATTGGCGATTTGTTGTTGGGCAGCGTTGCGCGCCGCATTCGCCACGGCTGCTTTGGCGTTTGCTTCCTGCCGCGCTCTGTTCGCCTCTTGTTCGGCTGCACGTGCTGCGTTGGCTGCCGAAGCACTCTCCCCCGCGCGCCTCTCTGCATTCACCGATCTGGCGTTTGCGGCTGCAGCTGCGGCAGCGGATTCTTCCGCTTCTTTTTGCTTCTGCGCCGCCAGAGCCACTGCTTGTGCAGCCTCTTCAGCTTTGGCCGCGACATTCCGCGCCGCTTGATTAACTGCAGCGTTTTTATCAGCACGTGCCTGTGCCGCCTCGGCTTGTGCATTGGATGCAACTATAGCCGCCGCGGCCGCCGCGGCTTCGTGAGCCGCCTGCGCAGCCGCTGCTGCTGCCGCTGCCGCCGCAATTGCGGAATTTTTAGCCGCCCCCTCTTGGGTCAGTTGCGCCACTTGAGCCGCCTTGGATGCAGCATTCGCCTCCTTCGCAGCCGCATTCACCTGACTGGCCGCAAGTTGAGCAGTGAGATTGGCCATCTGTGCAGCCGCTGTTCCAGCTGCATTGCGTGCCGCCTCCTTGGCCGCTGCCGCTTCGGCCCGAGCAGCTGCCGCATTGGCTGCCGCTGTCGCCGCTGTATGACCAGCCGCGGCGATTTTGGCCCCGACTATCAACTTTGCTCTACTTATTGAATTATTGAGCCCGTTGGGCAAGTTATTCCTCCCAGCGGCATTTAGAAGGGTCCTTGCACGCAAAGCAGCATTTAGAACACTTACAGCTTTGTTGTTACTAGATGAAGTATTGAAACCGTCCATTGAATTCCGCCAACTTGCGACCGCTTGATTAGCCTTTTTGACCAATCCGCCGCTTCTAATTAGGTGGATATTGTGAGAAGTACTAGAAACATGTGCATTCCGTTTCACATTGGTTGGAATGACGAGGGGGGTATTGAATGCAGCCGCCAGGGAGAGATTATGCAGAGCCTGATTCACGTTAAATGGTGCCTTTTTTGAAACAATTTGTCCACTTTTCAACCCAAATAACACAGCCGCTTCAAATGCCGCGAGATCAGTTTTTTCCCAATTTTCCAACATTTGTTGAATTTGGTCCTGTTTCGACGGGTCTTCTATGTTATTTTTCAACCGACTACGCCGCTTTAAAAGATCATCTAAATCCTTGCGCGCTGCAAGGATATTGGTCGACGCCCCTGAACCTGACATCTTACAATGGTCCTCGAAAAAAATTGCATAAAGCCTTGCGTCGAGTGTATAGTAGAAGAAGCAAATGGCGCTCAACGTTCACAAGATCTCTGACTTCAGCACCTCCCTGATCAAGTTCTCCGACATTCGCAAGAATGCGCGGGGTGGCAAGATGGTCTATCTTAACAACCTCGATGGCTCGAAGCTCCTGGTGAAGCTGCCACCTCTTAAGGCGCCTTTCGGTCTGTCGTCGTTCACCGACGACTCTGGTAAGGTTTCGAGTTACTCGCTCCCCCTGTCCTGTGACAACGCTGAGGTGGCTGTCAAGTTTGCCCAGCTGGATGACGCCATCTGCAACTTCGTCAAGGAGAACTCTGAGGAGCTCCTGGGCAAGAAGCTCAGCCTGGAGGTTATCCGCGAGATGTACAAGTCTCCTTTCAAGCCGAGCACCAAGGAGGGTTACTCACCAATCCTGAATCTCAAGGTGATCACTGACATTGGGTCCGGTGCTATCAAGACCGAGTTCTATGACGCCAAGGGCCAGGACGTGCCCGTCGAGACTCTCGAGCGCGAGAAGGGTCAGATGATGACCGCTCTTGTGGAGGTGGCCCAGATTTGGCGCACTCCAGCTGGCTTCGGCGTCTCCGTGCGTGTGCACCAGGTCAAGGTGGCTGCGTCAAACCGCCTGCCCAAGCGCGCTCTCCTGGACGACGACGCTGAGCACGAGCAGAGCGTTGCCGATGACGAGGAGTTTGACGAGTAATTTTCTAGTAAATAGTATATGGCAGCAGCGTGGGTGAACACTGGTGCGTTCAAAGTGTACGATGGATATGTAATTCATATGTCTCCTGGCAAAAAACCTCATAAGGTGACCATACCAAAAACAATCACAAATAAGCGTCAAGCTAAAAATTGGCTAAAAACTCATATGCGCGCCCCAATCATAGTTACAGGGCCGAGACCCTTTAAGTTCAAAATCACACCTACAATTGCCAATACCGTCTTTAAATGCAATATGCCATTTTACAAGTCAACCCGGAATAGCAACGGTGCGACGGGTTGGCGTGCGGCCAAAGCGGCACCAGGCCGCCACCTCTGGCTTCAGACAAACGGCAAGTTTTCGGTTCGCCCAGGTCTCGCCAAACTCGGAAGCGGTCAACAGGGTGTGGTGTTCCTTGCGTACACCTCCAAGACCGCCCGGCCGGACACCGTGGTGACCATCAAGGTCAGCCCACTGGACACTACTATCAAGAAACAGATTTCAGTTCTCGAGTTTGAGATTCAGAAAGAACTTTATAAAATTGTTCCTAAACATATTCTCAAACCATACGAGCAGCTTCAGTGCGATGACTTTGTGAACCCAACTGCGACGTGGCCAGCCAATCGCTCCTCAGCCTACAACTATTCTAAACAAACTGTTACTTTTAGCGAGTACGCATCAGGTGGGCCTCTCCCAGACTTTCTCAAGAAGATGAGCACAAAAGCGACCGAGGGTCTCGTGCAGAGCCTCATCACCCAAGTGCTTCGTGCGCTCGCCAAAATCGGCGCCAAAATGCCAAACTTCCGCCACAATGACCTGCACCTCGAGAATGTCCTGATAAAGCCGCACTCCTGGGCCAAATACCCAACTGCCGTCATCAACGACTTTGGGTGGTCCCGTATGCAGCGTACCGGTTCCAACCCTCTTGTGAACGCCAAAGGACAGGCGGCCAAGTGGGGCATCGGGCCAGACACGAGCAGCCGGTACGATATGCATCTGTTCCTCAATGAGATGAACAAGTGGATAAATATGAATGATCCTAGCCGGTTCCCAAAGGCGATCGCCTTTATCGATCGCGTGTTGCCAGAGGGTTACCGCGGCGTCGACAATACCTACATCAGTGAGAGCCGGCTCAAGTACGGAATGCAGTACCCCGGCCTCAAGTCTCTAGGCGACGTGCTCAAGGACCCTTACGTCCTAGGAAGAAAACAGTATCTCACTAATA